CGTTGGCGCCGGTGCAAAAGCGCCATGATCGGTTTGTTCGTGAATACCTGAAAGATTTCAACGCCACTCAAGCCGCAATTCGTGCTGGTTATTCCAAGAAAACCGGCTATGCTCAGGGCCATCGACTGCTGAAAGATGCTGAAATTCAAGCGAAATTGGCTCGTGTGCTTGAAACGCGAATCGAAAAGGAAGAAATCTCAGGTGGGGATGTCCTACGTGAATTGAAACGCATCGGCCTCTCCGACGTGGGGCAGGCGTTTGACGCGGACGGGAAACTCAAGCCCATCGCGGAGCTGCCTGAAGATATTCGTCGGTCGATCTCTGGGGTCGAAGTCACCGAAGAATTTCAAGGTCGTGGGGAGGAACGCGAACGGATCGGCTTCACGAAGAAAGTGAAACTGTGGGATAAAACGAAGGCGCTGGAGATTCTCTGTAAACATCTTGGCCTGCTGCAAGAAGCGGAACGGCCGGCGGCGACGACGATTGTCATGATTCAAGAAACGGTGATCATGGGTGGTGCTCAGGTGGGGGTGGCGATGAACGGGGCTATTGAAGAGACGGTCGTGCCATGACCGCTTCAACGGAAGCGAGGGTGCCGCTCAAGTTAACCTATCATGGCGGCCAGAAGTCGGTTTTCTCGCACCCCGCTCGGCGCAAAGTGGTGGCGAAAGGCCGACGGTGGGGCTTCACGCAAGGGTCGGCCCAGTATGTCATCAAACAAATGCTCCAAGGCGTCACGCCGGTCATGTGGGGCGATACCATCAGCGCCAACATCACCAAATATCTCGAACGGTATTTTGTGCCAGTCCTCAAGCAGCTTCCTTCGTCAATGTGGGAGTGGAAGAAACAGGAGAAAGTGTTGCGGATTGGCTCCGCCGTCTGCGATTTCCGCTCGGCCGATCAGCCGGAGAACTGGGAAGGGTTCGGCTACAAGCTGCTGATCCTCAACGAAGCGGGGATCATCCTCAAGAACCCCTATCTCTGGCATAACGCCGTGCGGCCGATGCTCATGGATTATCCGGACTCCGAGGCCATTATCGGCGGGACGCCGAAGGGCAAGAATCTCTTTCATGAATTACACCAGCGCCGGGAAGATGGCTGGCAGCCGTTTACGTTTTCCTCTTACGACAATCCATTTCTGCAGCGCGCCGAGATCGAAGCGATGGAACGGGAATTACCCGACTCCGTCGTGCGGCAGGAGATTTACGCGGAGTTTGTAGGTGAGGGGGAATCGGTACTCATCCCCTACGACCTCATCATGGAAAGTGTCAAGCGTCCTGTCCCTGAGACGCGCTACGGCAACGAAGTGTGGGGCCTCGATGTGGCACGGCAAGGCGATGATTTCTCCGTACTGGCCAAGCGGCATTATCGCCATGTGCATTCGCTCCAGCAGTATTCGATTGCGGACATGATGCAGCTCGCGGGGATGGTGAATGTCGAGTATCAGAATGCGGCGATTAAGCCCCGGCATATTTTCATCGAGACGACGTTTCAGGGCTGGGGCGTGGTCGATCGGTTGCGCGAACTGGGACTGCCGGCGATTGGTGCCGATCCTGGCGCTGGAGCCACCGAACCAGCCGTGCTCAACAAACGGGCGGAAATGTACGTGCGGCTGCTCAAGGCCATGCGGCAGGGGATCACGCTGCCGAATCACAAGGCGCTCATCAAGCAATTGGCGAATGTCTACGTCGAGTATAAAGACGCCCGGATGAAGCTGGTAGCGAAGGAACAGATCAAGCAGGAGATTGGGGAGTCGCCGGATCATGCCGATGCGGTGGCGCTGACGTACTTTGAAGAGTTGCCGGTGTCGACGGACTCGTACACGGAGACGGGGTCAGGCCGGTCACTGTGCGAGTGGGATCCGGTGAGTGGATGATTCCTGACGATCAGTATAAAACGCTGGGTTTATGTTTGCTCACTGGCATCGCTCCAGATTATGAGTATAATGCGGTGGAATATGATGGCGCTGCCGAATGTGTGGCTATCGTGATGGATGAAATGGAAGATGAGGGGAAACTGATTGATCTGGTCACGGTCTCTCAAGAACTTGAGAGGAGAAAAGAGGTGATGGAGTTGGCTCCGTTCTGTGAGATGACACTGCCTTGGCCGAGTTTTTTAGTATATTGCATCACATTGGCCTCCTACGAATCGGCGTCCACATGAGCGAATCTGGCGTGTTAAAATGTCAGCCAGACGTGTTACAGGAGTTCCAGCAACCCGCGTTGCTCCCCGTGGAGATCCGCACCAAGATTGCCGAGTTGGAAGCGCGGAGTTGGGACATTTTGAATGTCTTGCCACAGGCTGACGGTCGGCCACTCATGCCCGTCACGCATCAGTTTCTACCCGGCGTCTATCTGCGCACCGTGACCATTCCGGCCGGGCTAGTGGTGGTGGGCAAGATTCATCGGCACGCGCACTTGAACTTCATTCTGCGTGGTGACGTGACATTTGTCACGGAGCATGACGGGCTGCAACGGGTACAAGGGCCGAAGCTGATGATCTCGCAGGCGGGCACCAAGCGGGCGCTCTACACGCATGAGGAAACGGTCTGGATGACGGTGCACGCCACGCAGGAAACTGATTTGGAGAAGATCGAGGCCGAGGTCATTGCGAAGAGTTATGCAGAGATCGGGATGGTTGACCCCGTGCTGGTGCCATCTCATCAGGAGGGCGTCAAATGTCTTGGGTGATCACAGCGGTCGTGGTCGGGACGGTGGCGGTCGGGAGCTTGGGCTATTCGGCCTACAGTTCGTATACGGCGACGGAAGATGAGAAGGATCAGGCGAAGTTGCTGGCGCGGCGCGAGAAGTCAAACCGTGAACAAGCGGCGTTCCGGCTCCAGAAGCAACGCGGGGTCGTAGGCCAGGAGCCGGGGCTGCGTGATACCATTCTCACTGGGCCGTTGGGGATACCTGGACAAGGCAACACCGGGGGCGGGAAAACTCTTCTGGGGCAGTAATGGCCGAAACCAAGCGCGAACAACTCACCAAGCTCGTGTCGGGCCTCGACACCGAGCGCCAGTCGTTCATCAGCCATTGGCGTGATATTGCTGACCATGTGCTGCCCCGTCGTCCGCAATGGCTCTTGACCGATACGAACAGAGGCGAACGGCGCAATCAGAAGATCATCGACGAAACGGGGGCCTTGGCCGCTCGTGCGCTGTCGGCCGGCATGATGGCGGGCATGACCTCGCCGGCACGGGAGTGGAAGCGGCTGACCACGCATGACCCTGACCTGGCCGAGTATGGGCCGGTCAAAGACTGGCTGCATCTGGTCGATAGCCGCATGTCGTCGATCTTCTCGCGGTCAAACCTCTACACGGCGTTCCCGCAACTGTATGGCGATGGCGGCGTGTTCGGGACAGCCACCATGATCGTCGAGGAAGATTTCGACAAGACGCTCCGCACGTTCGTCTTTCCCATCGGCTCGTACTATCTCGCACTCGATGACAAGTTGAAAGTCGCCGTGTTTGCACGGGAGTTTCGCTTGACCGTGCGGCAGTTGGTCATGAAGTTTGGGGTCACGACGGAGTCGGGCGCCCCGGACTGGTCGAAGTTCTCGGCACAGGTCAAGAGCCTCTACGACAACAGCACCTACGATACCTGGATTGATTGCCAGCACGCCATCCGGCCGAACGCAGAGTATCGTGAACGCTCGCTGACCTCGAAGCGGTTTGAAAGCTGTTACTGGGAGAAGGGCAACCAAGGCGGCGACAAAGAGGATCGGTTCTTGCGCGAGTCCGGGTATAACCGGTTCCCGGTGTTGGCCGCACGGTGGGAAGTGACGGGCGAGGATGTCTACGGGACGAACTGCCCCGGCATGATGGCGCTCGGCAGCATCAAACAGGTGCAGACCGGCGAGAAGCGTATCATGCAGGCGGTCGAGAAGATGGTCAACCCGGCGCTGGTTGGGCCGACCTCGCTCCGGCAGCATAAAGTGACGCAACTGCCGGGGGATGTGAACTACCTCGACGAACGCGATGGGATGAAAGGGCTGCGGCCGCTGCATGAAGTGAATTTCAAAGTGGCCGAGATGGAAGAGAAGCAGCGGCAGAAGCGGGAGATTATTAACGAGTGCTTCTTTAAAAACCTGTTTCTGATGTTTACGAATCTTGCTAAAGGTCAGTCGACGGCCACCGAGATCAACGCACGGCAGGAAGAAAAGTTGATCCTTGGTTCGGTACTCGAACAGTTCAATCAGGATATCTACGATCCGCTCATTGACCTGACGTTCGACTACATGGCCCGGCAAGGCCAGGTGCCGCCACCGCCGAGAGAGTTGCAGGGGCAGGAGTTGAAGGTCGAATATGTCTCCATCATGCACCAGGCGATGAAAGTCAGCGGCCTGTCGTCGATTGACCGGCTGACCAATTTTGTCGGCGGACTGGCAGGCCTCAATCCGGCGGTGATTGACAAATACGACTTGGATCAGGCGGTGGACGAGTATGCGGAGATTCTGGGGACGCCGCCTCGGATTGTCCGGCCCGATGATGCGGTAGAGGAGATTCGGGCTCAACGGGCGCAGCAGCAACAGGCCGCGCAGCAGTTGGCCGCGATGCAGGCCGGGGCCAAGACCGCCAAAGACCTGTCTGGCGCGGACATGAGTGGGGACAATGCGCTCACGCGGATGAGTCGGCAGAGCAACGCAGGGGCATTGGTGGCGGCGTGAGTGAAGGGCATCACACGCGGATGAGCCGCACGAAAAAGCATAAGATGCCATCTCTCGCCTCATTTCTTGAAGCTGAGCGATTGCGCGGCCCAAGTCCGACCCTCAAGAAATTGCAGGCATGGTTAAAACCTCACACGATGCGAGCGAAACGGCATTCAGCAGGTCGCGTCACGGTGTCTTCATAGGAGGATCAGATGCAAACAGTCTCGAAACAATTTGCAGGGACAGGCCGTTCTGGTGGGATGCTGCTCACATTCGGGCAATCGCTAGCCTATCGGGTGGATCTGTCCTCCGACTGGGATGGCACGGTGGTCTTGCGAAAAAGCGCCGATGGGGGCTTAACGTGGACACTGGTGCATGCCGTCTCTGCCGATGTCTCGGGGACGGTGGTGACATCCACATCACGGGACGGAGAAGTCTACGAGTTTGCCTGCTCCGTCTTTACGGCGGGCACGGCGGACGTGTACCTGTTTAAGCTGGATGCGACGGGTGTGGCGCGTGACGTGGCAGGGACAACCTCGATTGCGACGGTCAGTGCGACGGAAAAGCAATTTGGGTTCGTGCGTCGAACCACTCTTCGGCTCGCCAGTGTGCCGGTGTCGGTGGTGTCGGTGACGAGCGGCAACGGCGTAGGGGGCACCAAGATTTACGACTTCCCCGAAGGGCGGCAGTTGCTCATGGGGACGTTGGCCGACTTGGCGCTGCATATCAAGCCCGCGCAAGAAGCGGACTTTACCGATGCCACGCCGGAAGGGGATGTGGGCATTGGGACAGCGGCGCCTGCGGATGCCGATGCGTTGGGGGCGGATGCGACGGATGACGATCTGGCCACCGCAGCGGCGTTTACGATGGCGGATTA